ATAATCAATCAAATCTAGTGATTCTTGTTTAGTTTTCTTTGCAAAGATTTCATCAACTAATTGAGTAAAGAACCTATCACCTTCAAACTTATGTACTAACATCTTTGGAACTACCCCTTGGTCATACTGACGATTAGCCTCTTGAACTGCATTCATATGCATCCAAACATTGTGACTTTGTAACAGGGTATAACTTAATGTATCCCAACTTGTTTTAGTTTCTTTACCGTGCTGTCCCAAGAAACCTACACCACGATAACATAAATCTTTCATAACTAATGCATCAGTTACTGGACTATCTGTAAATAATTTATGTATACCATCAGCTAATACAGCATCACGATACTTGCGATTATCATTGGCATAACTTTTCTTTTCAGCAGTCTTTTCCATGCTGTAAGACCATTTTTTATTATGCTGGATATTAGTATTGAAATATGCCAATCCTTTAGCAGCACTAAAGAATGGGCTGGCACAGTCAAATGTAATTTGTAGTTTTGGATTATGATACTTACGTATTGCCTTTTGTATATCAGTAAACAACACAGCATATTCCAAGATACTTGTTCCCAAGCAATGAATCAAATCATGCTTACCTTCTTGTAACAATCCATCATGGATAATACCAACTAATCTTCGTAGCATCAAATGTATATCAATCTTGTTCTGTCCACCGAATGCCCAGCCATTGAAATGATTATCAAGATAGACATTTGGATCACAATACTTTTTCATTTCTTCATACCAACTATCAGATTGCGTATGATTGCGACCCTGTAATACATTTAATAACTTGCATTTCCCTGAGCGATTATTTATAAAGTATTCGTTATTAATATGTGTAGCTGCAATGGCTTCTTCAATAGTACTGATACCGTGTAAACTGTTGCCGTTCTTATCTTTCATTCCAAATGTAGTCAATGATTGTGAAGGAATATCCAAACACATACTATAATCCATGTATGTATCCATCCAATTTAATACTGCTTTACGCTTTACCATAGCCTTAGGACAGTTGGGATCTTTCCAGTCAGCTGGCCATTGACCTTTTAGAATCTGAAAGCCACCAGAGTCACCTAACATGAATGTACCTTCTTCACGTTCTCGGATGATTGATTCACTTGAATCATCTTTGGTAGTATCCAAGTTAGCATGACCAGCAGAGTATAGTCCCCACTTGTAGTAGTAAAGACCTTCTTTGCTGTTAAGAAAGTTAAGTTTTTCTACATCACCATTAAAACCGGCAGGGATTCGCGCTTGGTCAAAGTAGTTTTCACCTCTGCGTTGCTTACCCAAGCCAGCAATATAAAAACTACTGACTGCGGGTAAAAACAATGCCCAATCTGGGTTATGCTTCGCTGATAGATTATCTTGTTTCAATTGATACTCTTGATCATTTCTTGTTAGCTGGCAACAAGTAAACATAAATTGCTATACCACTATCAACTGTGATTTCCGTTGCACCTTGTTCACTAATCTTAACTGTCTTGTCCCCGACTAAATCCATGATACTCAAGAATTCTTTAACGGGCCACTTATGTGTACCAGCTAGTGTTCCGGTAACTGGAGTATTGAATACAAAGTTACCGCTATGTGTTGATGCGTCACCAAAGTATACTTTCAAATCACTTCCATCAGTTTTGAATACAAAATGATCTTCTTCGCTATTTGCTTGTGATTGCTTCTTAAGTCGTTGAATACCAGCAATTGTAGGTTCAAATTCAACATTCCACTTAGCACCCTTAAAGGATACACTTTTAACTTTCTCGTCAACTACACTTTTAAGCATAAGACGATAATCATTAACAAAGTCACCACTCTTTGTTTCAAAGTGAATAGTAGAAGGTACATCTACACCGTCACGATGAGTACGAACAACATTAATTTTAGATGTTCCGTCATATTCATCAAACCCAATAATTGTCTTGAGTTTATTCAAGTTGGGCATTCCGAATATACCAATAAAGTCGGCAATCGGATCTTTGAATGTGCCACTAATAATTACGCTTTTGTTTTCTGCTACCGCATTGATTACTGTTTCAGTATCAGTACCTGTAACTTTAATCAGTTCAATTGTACCAAGACCAAGAGTATGATCAATTAAGTCTTTTAAAAAATCTTTCATTTTGTTTCCTTTGTTTAAAATATTTAGGAGTTTCTATTATGTATTATAGTAGAATATAATGTGTTAGTCAACCACAGGTTAACCGAATTACGAAAATGTGAACAAATCATCAAATGTTGAGTTAACATCAGTATTACTTCTGATATCCCAATCCAATACACCAAGTAAGTTGTCTATCTTCTCATCTACTAGTGTTGATTCCATTAGTAAATCATCAAATGGCAAGTCTTTGAACCATTGTGGTAATCTTAATTCATCAACCGGATATGCAATACTAGTGAATCCCAATGCATTATCTTTGAGTTTGCATACGACAATCTTCATACCATCTATAATCTTTTGACTGTAATTATCCCCGTATACTCTACGCAGATAGTTCCAGTTGATTGCTGCTCGGGCATGACCAACCCCACACTTACCAGTCTTTTCAAACTCAATAGTATGTTTAGTTAGATTGTTAACACTCTTTGGTGATCCCTTTGTCCAGCTATCTTGTTCAGACAACTTGTTTTTGAATTCTTTAACCATTTCAATAACTTTGTCCCGCTGCTCACCAGCAAGGACCTTTGTAAGCACCGTCATTAAGAATTCTTGTATATACTTTGGGGTATCGGCACGCTTTAAGTCAAGGCCCGTCGCTTTGATATCACCATTCTTACCATTGATATCTTTACGCTTGCCTTCTTTATCAAAGATATTGATGGCATAGCGTTTCTTTGTGATGAAGATAGCACGATCACCAATCAATTCACGACCAGCTTTGATGATTTCACCGTTCTTTCTTGGGGCATGAAATGCCTTTTCCATGAATGCAGGGAATGATTCATTTGCTTGATCAGCTATACTATCATACAAGCCGATACAAGTTTCTTTGTTCCACTCTAGTTCACCACTTGCTATTTGTGTTTTGAGAATAGGATATGCAGTAAAATAACATGAGTCAGTATCTCCGTACACAATAGCTTGACCATCATGTGAATATTCACCTGCGATTGTTTCATTGATTGAACTCATCATATGCTTAACAATCTGACGACCACTCAAGGTAACACTTTGACCGATGCGCTTATCATAGAATCTGCAATGCTCATTCAACAACGCACCATATGCTGAGTTCAACAAAATTTTACGAACAAGCTGACGCTTATCAAAATATTCATATTGATCAGTGCCATAAGCTGCTTTAGCTTTAGCTTGCATTTCTTTACGCTCACTATACCAGCGAGTAAGTAGTCCAGGGACTACACCCTCTTTTTCGTAAGTAAAGATAGTAGCATTAGCTGACAACATCCATGGGCGATTGCTATCAAAAATCATCTTCCAAATCTCGGCTGCACTCATCTCTACTGACCTGCCATCTTCGTAGTCTAATGTCAGTATAGTTCCGCGTTCTTGATTCATAATAGCAGTATATTCTAATACGCTAAACAAGTTTTCCCAAAGAATAGCACCAGTAACGTCCTCGTCACCCTCTTTGAATCGTTTCTTAACGCTAGCAAGTTGCTTGCCTTTGTCGTCCATATACTTGTCAGTTAATGTCTGTCGGACTTGACCGATGATGGTTTCTCCTGCCATGTTGAGGGCACGAATAACCGAGGGATAGAGCGAGTTGATGTCAACTGCTCCGACATATTCGTGCATGCCTCTTTTCGGCGTAGCAACGAAGGCACCTGCTGCTGTCGTTGTTTCTTCTGCATTTTCAATCTTTCGTTTTTTGTCTGGCACTACCAATCCACGTTCGTGGGCTTCATTAAAAATTGCCATCTCAACCATTGCTACTGAACCCATGACTGTTGGAAGCAGTACAGTGTTCTCGTGCGCCAATTGATTAGCAAGTTCTAAAAACTTAAGTTTGTTGTGAATCTTCACCAACAACATAGTATCTTGTCTGTTGTATTCAATAAACTTTTTAAAGTCTTTGTTATACAATTGATCTAGCGTACCTTCGTATTGAGTTTTGTTTTCTCCTACTTCCATTTCACCAATCGCATCTAACTTGTAGCTGTGACGGGATTCATAGTTGTATTTCTTGTAGAGTTGTAAGTAGTCCAAATGAATACGACCAACTAAGTCGTATGTTTGTTCTTCTTTACCAAACCGTTCATATGTGCGTGGTTTAGGCAGTTGACCCATCAAACAAAACTTGCGTGTATCATCTTTACTCATTACTCGGGTGACCCGATTAACCATGTAAGGTATGTCATATCCTTCTGAGTTCCAACCAGTCAATACATCAGCATCTTCAATAAGTTGAAAGAAAACATCAAACATATCCTTCTCATTGGCAAAAAGTAAACAGTTTTCAAACTCATTACAAATTTCCTGTGCTGTTTCTTTACTCATATGCTTGGGAGCAATGACCAATGTAACCAATTGATCCAGCCAATCTAGATAACAACTGATAGCGGTTACTGGATTGAACGGATCGGTTGTTGGACTAAATCCTGCTTGCTTTCCCTTGACCAAATAAGTAGAATGTTGTATATCTACCCAACCACCGAGCCGCTCATCCCATACTTCAAACTCGTGTTTATTATGGAGTACTCTTAAATCTCTAACTGATATTACTTGTTCTTCCACTTATTACCACCTGTATACTTGTTTATTAATTTTACTATCCTACCATCTAAAAGTAAACCGTTATGGGCAGAAATTCTATATTTTACTCTTTGCCAATCTAAACCCAAGATAGTATCTACTTGATCTGAGTAAATTTCTTCAGAGCTACCGTCAATGTTTACAACCTGAAGTGTTGATGCTTTCCCTCTCTTAATAGCGTCAACTCTATCAGAGTGGTTTGCCTTCATTGTAGAATTTTTCATTCTAGCCATCATTTCATTTGAATTCAACGAAATCAAAGTATTATGCAAGGTATTAGATACACGCTTGTTTTTAGATTCATCGTGCCCACTCAAAAAACAACTTTTAGGGTTGTATATATCAATGATTTTGTGTGTGTAATTTCCGCATCCGCATGCACATTTTACTCTCCGCTGATTATGATCTGGTAAATATTTATTGATGCCTATTTTAAGTAGTTCACCGCATCCGCATGCACATTCAATTTTAGTTTCGTGACCTTTAATATATTTTTTTATAGAATGTTTTTTGGAAGAACTAAGCCATGCATTGCATCCACAAGCGCAAAAAATATCAACCCAACCATTGTTCAATCTGTATTGATGCAACGAGTTGCGTATTTTTTCCTGTATAATTACATTTTTGCATGGATGATTTAATATCCATTGACCTCTAACATATGCATAATATTTTCTAGTAACTCTGTATCCTTTTTTGGAATGGACCATTCTATTCAATGCTGCTAATAACTTTGCCCTAATAGGTGCCGCTCCGTATAAATGTATTCTGTATAATAATTTATGAGATAAAAAATGTTCATCTAGCGTTAACAGCACCTTATTACTAGCAGAATTATCACCGCCCATACATTTTGGTAAAATATGATGTTCTTCGTAAATAACAGCATCTTCCCGATTGCGACTTTTAAGTAGTGCAGACCCAATTAATTCATTGTAAATTTTAGTATAATTCATAAATCATCCTCTATATATTTATGCTTTCTACCTCAATATCAATAAATAATTACTCTTTTTTACGAATTTTCACTTTAATATTCTCGTCAACTTCTGACGGCTTCCAATCAACCTCAATGTCAAAGAAGCAAGTATGCAGATTGGGAACATCTGCCTTAAGATAGTTTTCACTAAGGCAACGAAACACCACTGGTACATCACTTTCAAATAATTTCTTACCTGAATGGATGCGTCTTTCTTTTTCAAACTCTTGTCGTTTGCGTGTGCTGAAACGATTTACGGGGTCACCGTATATACTGCGATACTTGCCCTTACGATCAGGATAATACAGTACATAGTTTGTGGAATATTCTTTGTATTGACGCTTGCCATTCTTATCCCGTTCTACTACAAAAATTTTATCTTCATCTCTGGAATGTATTGCATCCACATATGACATTATAAAGTTTTTCCCACAGTTTCCAAAATTGTCACAAGTTCTTCGTGGTCAGCAGTGGTTTGGCCAAGACTTGCTTTGTGTGCCACAGAGATTGCTTTCTTAAGTATACTAGGCTTAACTTCTAGTTCTTCACCAATAGCCTTAATAGTATCGGATAGTCCCTCACGAAGGGTATCAATCTCATGTAGGACTACCATTCCTTCATTCACCAATTGGGTTAACTTAATTTTTTGCTCACCTGTAAACATTTTTGCTGACATAAAAACTCCTTATAAAAATATAGTATACAGGCTTTGTGTAGAAAAGTCAAACATTTTGCTGATTTTCTACAATCTTTTTTACCACCGTTCTTAGCCCGGGGTTAATATGGAATGCGTGTGGTATAATATGTTGTCTGACATAGTTACGCATATATTTGGT